TAAATCAGTTGTAGATGTCTGACCGTCATGCCCTTGTGCCCAAGAACTCTCTCTAAGAGTTCGTGTTATTTCTTCTCTTATAATTTGACGAAGCTGTGATGTAATGATTCTCATAAATTTTTTACCTGTTGTTTAGTTTAGATAAACAACTTATTTTATAAATACCAGCAATATTCATATGAAAAATCTCTATCTACAATAAATAGCTTGTAGATAGAGAAAGTTCCATAGTACTTGGTATATTATTTATTGTTTCTTTCTTCTTTTACTCTATTATAAGCAGCCATAGTTATTGGATAAAGATCAGTTAGAATTTCATTCATAGCTTTTGCTACAACTCGTATTTCGTATTGCGCTCCTTCATGATCTCGTAAATCAATAAATTTCAAAGCGTTTAGAAGTGAAGTTGTTCCATAATACTCAGTATAGAGATTTTGAGGAAGAACGCCTCTTGCTTGTTCACGACAAACACCAAGTTCCATCATTTTGTTATAAACATTAACACAATCCTCATGGTGGCCCTTAACAAGATCATCAACTCTATGACCTTGTATCCATTGTTCTGGTTCTTCAACCCAAGGATTAATTAATTCAGTATTACTTGCTTGACGATTGCTTTTATGCTGGGTTCTAAATTCTTTTGGCTCATAAAATTGTAGGTTTTTCTCTGTATAACGTCTGGAAATTTCGTTGTAAGACCAAGTGCGGTGCCTATGATGTTGTGAACGTACAAACAATGGGACTACAAACTTAAAAGTAACCATATTATGTTCAAAAACTGATGTGTGTTTGTGCCGAATCAGATAATCAACCAACTTTGTGTCTCTTTCTGTAAGCTCCTCTCCGCTTTCATCTTTTCCGAAGCTAACTCTAGCAGAACGAACAATCGTTTTGTCCGTACCCATGGATTGGATTAGTTGGACCTTTCCTATACCATCATGGTAAAGGTTAACGCTGATATTTTTATCTTCTTGATTCATTTATTTCCTAATCTTGATGGTTTGGTGGCTCTTCTTTTGGCTGCTGTGCTTTGGTGCCAAAATAATAAGCAAAAACTAGTAAACATGTTTGCTGGATAAATTCAAGCACCTTTAGTGACTCTTCTTTTCCAAGCAGTTCTGTCGATGGACCAGCAACTATCTTATCGGCAATATATACGCCGGCTATCAAAGCAAACATTGTTGTCACGAACTGTGTCAACGCAGCGTGATCTGATTTCGCACGTTTAAAAATGTAGGTTACTACACCTATTACGGAAGAAACAATTCCAATTGCCAAGACAATTGCAACAAACGTTGTTCCGTATGAATCGTATAAACTTGGATATTGTCGTTGCTCTACGGGTTCTACCTGTTCAATTGTCGGGAAACAACCAACGACTGAAGAAGAGCCTACCTCAACAATTTCAGTTTCGCTTGTTTCGAACGCTAATGTTGGATCCATTGATCACTATTGCTCGTCGTCTTCATCGTCATCAACGGCTATATGGCCCTTTTGTTGTCTAATTGTGCGATATGCCTCTCTTAGCTCATCAAAATCAACATCTTGCTTCATAAGACGATATGCTCTTACGGCAGTTTTAATATCGGCTTTCTCCAGCCAATCATTCTCCATATATGACTTACGCAAATCCTTGCGTTGATCACGATACGGAAGCATTGCCTCCTCAATAGCGGCTAACGACTTAATATAGTTAACAACGTGATCTTCTTTGGTAAGTTCAGTTCCAGTAGACATTATTTCTCCATTTTATTATATTTATTCACGATTAATTCCACAACAAGTTTCGCACTATTCGAAAGACTTTTATACGTTTCAAGCTTTTCATTAAGCTTAGTAGTAAAAGGTCTATTTCTAACCTTGGTCATAGCCATTCCCTCTACGCCCATTTTAACATCGCCAGTTTCGAACATTTGGTCTAAACCGGGAAAACTGGAGTTGTTGGTGCCATAAAGATATGTATCTTTGCCTCCTTTCGGAACGATTAAGACAGAATCTTGGCAGAACATTCTGCCATACTTCTTTATATTATCAAAAAAAGTCGGATCGTCGGATAAATCTACAACAAATAAAGAATCTTCTTTTACTTCTTTGGCGGCGACTTCTCCAAAGTTTTCAACGAACGCGCCGTCAACTGACGTTACTCCATAACCTCTCTTCAAAAGATGTGCCTTTAAATCGCGATTATTTATCTTGTTAATCAGAGTCGGCGGCTTACGCTCTTTTCCCCTGCCAATCTTAAGGGGAACTCCACTTTGGTATTCAGAAGGAGCAGATTCTGCACAGCTTGAATCATCAGTTGGATCATATCTAAATGCTGTAATAATAGCGCAATTATGAGCTATCATATGCTGATGCGTTCTCGACAGGGAGGATTCGTTCATTACTTGCCTGACTATTCTCTTTAGTTCATTAATTTCCATTTTTTAGGGGCTCCTTTTAATTTGTAACAGTTGCAACTATGTAGTTGTCTGTTACTAAATAGAATTGTTGATTATTAATATCTATCTCTTCAAGCATATTTGTTGGAACAAGAACAAGTGTTTTAGGAGAATATTGGCCTGTAGCGTCCTTTACTACTTTCATAACCTTATGAGAGGCTTCTTTTCTTGGCTTGTAATCTTCCGGAAGCAGAAATCCTCTTGATTCCTGTACTTCTGTGATGGAACCAATATTCTCTTCAACGAGCAAATACCTATTTCGTGGAGTTAGATTATACATTATTATTAGAATCCTGTTGTTAGTATTTTTTTGTTTAAGCTATATTCTTCTTTTGTGAAAAAGTTGGTTGTGCGCTGATTGCAGTGCTTGCAATAAAAATTCACAAAAAGCATCCCATTAAACATCGTTTCAACCACTCCGGTTGGAACCCAAAAATGGATTCTGCTATGTTGTTCTGCGGGATTACATTTCTTATCTTGTTCTGGTCGTGGGACCAAGTGGTTACATTTGTGCATAGCATCTCTCTCACTCTTTGTAACTATAACCGATCACCAAGCCTGTGTCAAGTAAAATTTAGCTACAACGACTCCAAGAACAATCAGAACAACTAACGCAACCGTCTTGATATATAAGATTGGTACTTCCACAGCTTTCACAGCTTTTTTGTCCTGTAACTTTCGAACCATTTGGAACATAGTTTTTTAAAACTCTGGCAATACAGCGTGAGAAAGAAAACATATCTGATGTTTCATCTTTTTGTAGCTGTTCTACCACATAATTAATTTTTGCTCCGTGACGAAGAGAAAGAGAAAGCAATCTTGTAAACGCAGAATAATTGGCATTATCGAACACGTTTACTACATCTTTAATCACCAAATCATCAACGGCCAAATCATAGCTTGTTTTATTTTTAGAAATTAAGTTCTTAGTTATAACGCCTTTCTTAGCACTCTTTGGAAGCTCTATTATTTTGTTTGTGCCACCAATAACTTCGTAAGGCCGATCATTCATGAGTCCGATCAATATTGTCCACTTTTCACCCTTGACAGACAAATTGTAAATGTCACAAGATAGCTTTACTGGACGCTTTGGGGCATCATGCTGTGGAAGCTCACCTTTCTTTGATTCCGTTACTAGAACACCATCACGGGAGCCGTCAACATATACAGTAACTCCCTTTAAGCCCATCTTCCAGCCAAGTTGATAGATTTCCGACACTACATCCGAGGTAGTGCCTTTTGGCAAATTTATGGTGGAAGAAATTGCATGATCTATGTGTTTTTGAATTATAGATTGAATCTCTACTCTTTTATGCCAGTTGATCTTATCTGATTCAGTGAAAAACTCTGGAACAATATCGGTTTCATATTTGGCCAGATATTCCCGTACATTGTGATGATGCACTTTATATTCAGCCCATTTGTCCCCTATTGTGTCAACGAATGCTGCAATTTGTTCCTGCTCATTATGAGAAAGCTTGCGGCGGCGAATATACGCATTCCTAAAAACAGGCTCCAAACCAGAAGAAGTTTGGGACATAATAGAGACAGAGCCAGTTGGAGCATTTGTCAAGATGCTAATGTTTCTGCGTCCGTATGTTTTAATTGCATCTTGAACATGCTGCGGCAATTGCTTTATAAATGCATTATCCTTCTCTTTTTCCCAATCAAATACAGGGAATGAGCCTCGTTCTGTTGCAAGATTGCACGATTCTAGATATGCCTGTTCTTTAAGGGTTCCATAGATTTTGTCGATGATTACAAGGGCTTCAGCAGAGTCATAGGGCATCTTCAGACACGACAAGGCATCTGCGAGGCCGTGCGTTCCAAGACCCGTCCTACGGCCCTTAGAGCACGCTGCATAGAGCCTGTCCCATAATTGCTTTTCATCGGGCTTATCTGCCTTTTCTATAATTTTGGAAAGCTTTTCCAATTCAAGTTCGATAAGATCGTCAGAAAGTCGCATTGCATGACGGGCAATTTGAGCAAATTTAACAAAGTCAAATGATGCGCTATCCTCAAAAGCATTCTTGACAAATGATTTAAGGTTTATTGAGATAAGACGACAAGAATCATATTCCGAGAGAGGTATTTCGCCACAGGGATTCACGGTTATTGTTTTAAACCCAACATCTTTATATGATTCTGCTGGAAGGTATTTCTCGATATTCCCCCACATCAACAATCCGGGTTCAGCAGTTTTTGTAGCAGAATCTACAATATTTTTCCATAAATCTATAGCTCTAATATCTTTAGTATAAGTAGGGCTATCGGAATCAACAGGAAATCTAAGAGTGAATTTGCTGTCGCTTTCCACAGCTTGCATGAAATCATCTGATATTTTAATTGAAATATTGGCACCTGTCACCTTCGTTAAATCATGCTTCATTTTAGTAAACTTTTCGATATCTGGATGCCTAACATCCATAGAAATCATCAATGCACCACGACGACCATTTTGCCCTATCATACGACAAACATATGAATAAAAATCGGCAAATGACCATGCACCAGTTGTTGTGCCAGCAGAATTATTTACAAACGTTCCATCTGGACGTAGCCGAGATATGTCAATTCCAACTCCACATCTTCTTTTAAATAAATTGGCTAGATGCTTGCCTGAATCTATGATAGAGGAAACATTATCCTCTGGCGAGGCTACAACTACGCAATTAGAAAGGGAAGCTACAGCAAAATCATTGCCAATTCCAAACATGGGCGAGCCTTGTGGGACGATATACTTAAAGTCTTGAATATCCTCTAAAATCTGCTCATATGATAGCTCACTTTCTCTACCGAATTTTGATTCCATGCGAGCAAATTCTCTTGCCAAACGCTTATGCATATCGTGAGGAGTTTTCTCAACAAATTGGCCCTCTTTGTTTTTAAGAGCATACTTTGTCATAAAAACATTTGTAGCTAACTCGTCGCCATTAAAATATTCAAGGCTTTGTTCCGATACTTCTTGCTTGCTATACATCTGGCATATCCTCCGTCCTCTTTAGTTTTTTGTATTTTCCATATCGTTTTTTTAGATTCTCTTCTTGCTCTTTAGAAGATTTGGTCATAATGTCTGAAACACTTTCTCCGCTTGATTGAAGAACCTTAATCTTCACACATGAAGGATCCATATGAATCGGGTAGATTAAACCATCTGGTCCATTGCGGTTTTTAGCGATAAACATGCGTCCACCGTTTTGTGCTTTATCCTCTATTGTTCTGGAAATCGAAAATATGAAGTCTGCCACGAAACACTTATTAAATGCTTCGCTAATTGATTCCATCGTTATAACTTCGGCGTTAAGACCTGATCTATTTGTTTGGCTGGCGGTCCAAACAGGACAATTATTTTCTTGTGCAATTCCTCGCAACTCTTCATATATAGATTCCAGTTCTTGTCTTTTCTCACGTTGAGTAGAAATTGGCTTTAATAAATCTCCATAATCAACAATAATCATATCTGGGCTGATACCTCGCATCTTTAGCTTTTCTATATGAAGCTTAATGGTGTTGGTGGAGGCAGATTTTGTTGGATATTCCTTGACAATCAATTTTCCTTCAAGATTTTGAACCGTATCGAAAATCTGTTCCTTAAAAGAGAATAATTCACGAATCTCGATTCCAGTAAGACAACTATCATATCTGGAGGCTACTATGAAATCTGCCAACTCCAACGTATAATGAATAACCGTCTTTCCAAGCTTTATAGCTTCTGTTCCAAGATGAACAAGTACCATGGATTTTCCAGCACCGGTAGGAGCAATAACAACTCCAAGCTCACCAGAACCAAGACCACCCTTGGATACGGTATCAAGCTCGCTCCAGCCGGTTGTTATTGGGTTTCTTGCTTTAAGCTGGAATCTCTTCTCAAAATCAACGAGATAGTCATATCCAAAGTCGGTGGAAGAACCAAGCTTCAAAGCATCGTTAATTGTCTTTGAAATTTCATCGAAAGAAGCATTTTGAAGAAGCTTTACACACTTTAGCATTGCTTCTTTGAGTTTTTGTTTTTTGCAAAAATCAAGTGATGTTTCTTTTACGAATTGTGCCCCTTCTGGGGTCTTATCTTGAATACGAGAAAAATAGTCTCTAACTTGCTTTTGTATTGTCTCGTTTTGGTCTTCCAAGCCAGTACGAATCAAGGTTATCATGATATCGTAAGTTGGATGGGTTTTATAACGCTCTTTATATTGGAATATAAGTTGCGTAAATACTTGAAGGTATTTCAACTCTAAAAATTCAGTTGATAATACCTCCCTTATTTGATCGGCAAATGGACGATCAAGTAGAATAAGTTGACATAGATTCTCTTGGAATCCTTTTCCAAAAAATGCAAACGTGTCTTTTTCGACAGACATTAAACTCTCGTTACGTTATTAGTATATCCAGATGAGCATCAAAAGTCAAGCACTATAGGAGAAAGTTTTTCCAACTATTGGTGATGTTTTTAAATAACCATTTTTTATAATACCATTTTTTACAAGACCACACTATTTATTATGTGGAGCAAAAATGTATAAAGTATATATCATAAAGAATAAAATTAACAACAAAATTTATATTGGTCAAACAAAAAATTCAATAAATACAAGATGGAGTGGTCATAAAAGCAGAGCAAATAAAGGTTCAAAACTTGTAATACATTCTGCTATGAGATTACACGGAATTGAAAATTTTGATATTGAATTATTATATACAACAAGTAGTTTAGAAGAAGCAAATCAAAAAGAATATATTTTTATAAACGAATATAATTGTAAATGCCCAAATGGATACAATATGATTGATGGAGGAAATGTTGAATTTCCGAATGCAACAGAGCCTAAATCAAAAGAACATAAAGAAAAAATACAAAGTAGTCATATGAAAAATGCTAAACCTATTATTCAATTTGAAATAGAAACTGGTGATTTTATAAAAGAGTGGAATTCAAGTAAAGAATTATTACGAAATGGATTTACAAGACAAAATATAATAAATTTATGTAAATCCAAAAACAACTTTGGCTATATTTATGGATTTGGATGGTGTTATAAAGAGTATTATAATTTTATAGAAAGTAAATCAATATTTTCTAATCCAAATTACAATCCACATGGGAAAACAATACAATCCATAGATAAAGATGGAAATGTTGTAAAAACATATTATAAAATTATTGATGCTGCAAGGGACGTAGATTGTAGTGCTTGCAGTATTACTGATGTTTTAAAGGGACGTATTAAAAAATGTAAAGGAATGCTTTGGAGATATGCAAATTAATCATTCCCAAGCGCGACAACTCCAATAACCAGCAGTAGTCTTGTCTTTCTTTTGATCGCATTTATGTCTTGCTCTAAAAGATTTGCGTCTTGCTGGGATATTCTTTTTAATTGTCATGTTGGGATCACCAAAATTTACTTTCTTGATGTTTCCGGTTTTTGGATCTTTGACATAAACTTTTGATTTCTTAACATCACCTTTCATTGGTTTGTTAAGCGTAACGGTTCTTCCATGATATTTAGCTTCTTGA